AACATCCATATCAATTCTATTATATATTTTATCTCCATCATGGATTTCTGCAATACAGTTTTGTAAAAGTTCAAAGATATTTTTCATGTCTGTAGTTCCCTTAGTCAAAGACTTCATATCATTTAACACAGGGTATTTCATTACCATTTTTATTTTATCTGTAATTTCTACAATATTTGTATGATCTTCCGTCATATGTACATTGACATCATCTAGTGATACTTTAACCTCAACTTTAGTCTTTTTATCATCAGGACATAGTACTTCAATATCTGCAGTTTCACCAACAGATTTAGCTCTAAGTTTTAAGAAAACATATTCTACGTCAAAAAGAGGTGATGTTTTTGCATTAACTTTACCATCAGTGCATGAATTAATTATATTTGAGATAGCATTAGTTATTTCACCTTCATTCTTACTTTCTTGTGCCATCATCAAAAGTTTTTGTTCTTTAACTAGAAATGGTCTAAATTTAATTTTTCCACCAGTTGATGGAAGTTCCAATTCATATTCTGGAGTATTGAGTTTGGGTAGTGCCATAATTTTTCATCCTTTAAAATAATTTTCTCACAACACTTGGTATATTATTGAATATATTTTTACTTACTGTGTTGATTGCGATCTCCGCCAATCTATCTTCAAGCGGTTTTGGTGCATTTGGTTCGTCTACAAGAGACAACCAATATCTATATGCCCATGTCACATTAACTCTTTGCAAATCACCTGCTCCTTGAGTTACTGCCATTTGGTCTACTGTTTTAGGAAAACATTCTAATAGTTTTATACCATATCGTCTGCGATCCTGTTCGTCTAATTGGTAAAGTCTTATCTCACCAACATAATCATAATAATATCCTATGGAAAAGTCTTGGGGGTTATATGCAAGTCTTTGCCATGTATCAAAAAATTGTTTTTCTTTCATATCTGAGGAAAGTCTAAATGTAGAGGATATATCTCCAAATGTGTATCCATCTACCATTTCTCTTTCAGGCCCATACAAATTTGAATCAGGTGTAGTAGTTAGGTTACGGCCAGGGAATGCAAAAGCTTCACACATAAGAGCAGCTTTTTGTGTAACACCTTCACCAGTGTTTTGTTGCATGATAGGAGCAAAAATATTTCCTGTAGTTTGATTTCCTCTATATCCTGTGGGTGGAATAATTATTATTTCCCAACGATTACTTTTTGCAAAACCATCCTCTGAGTGAAATTCAGCTAGAACTTCATCTAAGAATTGAAATGCAGTTGTTTCTATGATTGATGCTAATTGAAATGCCATTATATCATCTTCCTACTATCTTTATAAACGTCCTGTTGAGTACCGTTTTTCCATCTTGCAATAGGAAGAAGTGCTGCAACTGTAAACTCATCTGCATCAACTCTACGAAATCTTGTTTTAACTCTTCCTGCCAAATATCTTTTAAGGGTTGGTTTGATTTCTTTTATATTTTTAAGTTTTGAGTAGTCTGCATCAATAACTGTACTTTCATCAAACTTAGTGTTATTACTAAAATCTACTATACGATCCAACAACTTCAATCTTAAAGCCATTGGTAGGTAGTGAAAGTTAACACCTAAAAATCCATCTGGATATCTTTCTATTGGTAACACTAAAGGAAATGTATCATAGTATGGTAATGTCTTTCTACCTTTAGGGTCATAGAAAAACATATTTAGTCTACCATAATGTGGTGTTCTTGCTTGTTTACCATCACGAATTAAATCCATAGCGCCAGGCTGACCAAATTCTTTGATCTTATCACGATACCACTGAGTAGATTTTGGTCTGCCACCAGCTGATTTTACTACGCTTTGTATAAATTTACTTTTTGCCATATTACTATTTATACTTTGGATTCAAGTGATCTTCAGTTAAAACTTTAAATTCCATACCATGATCTAAACAAAATTCAACAGCATGCTTCCATTTAGCTTGATTTATGGTATATGTTTTAACTTCATTTAACCACTTTTTTGTTTTTCTTTTTGGATTTTTTGGTGGTGATTTACATTGATATTTTGGTTTTACTTCAATAATAAACTTTTTAGTTTTACCACTAGCTTGTTTGACCTTCATATAAAAATCTGGAAAATATCTATGAATCTTATTATCCCAAGGTGAAAGATATGGGATAATTACTTCTTCACTTCCCCACTCTAAAACCTTATCATTGTGATCACAATAAACCATAAGTTTGCGCTCCCAAAGAGAACGGTAAATTATTTGAGAAGCATTACCCACATATTTTTTTGGATGTATTGGTTTATATTTTCCGCTATATGCCATACTCTTGTCTTATAAATAGTTCAAACTGTTATACAGGATTATTTATAAATGGCATTTAATAACTTTCTAGAGGGTGTTGCAACACAACTTATCAACACAGGGCTGAAAAAAGTAGCAGGCAATGTACCTGGCTTAAATTTAAAGATAAATTCATCAAATTCATCTGATTTTGCAGAAATTAATCGTGGCACTAGAGATTCAAGAGTCTTTAGGTTTCCTCTTGATGTAGAAGCTGATCCAGGCCTTGGAAATCAAGGTCATTATATGATGTTTGAAATTCGTGAACAAGATCATGCAACATTAAAATTTGGTGGTAAAGGAAGCACATATAAAAGGGTAAAACCTGTAAGCTCTATTAGAGACAATTTACATCAACCACCACGTGCAACTCTTGACCCACGGCAACAGATAAATCAATATGGAACTATTCAAAACTATGAAACAGCGTTTACTAATTATAATAACAAACGCGTCACCGCAAAAAGAAAACCAACAACAAGAATAAATTCATACATTGCTATGTATATGCCAGAATCTGTAACAACAGGATATTCTGCACAATATACTGACACGGAAATTGGATTTTTAACTAGTGCAGGTATAGACGCTTATGAAAAATTTGCACAAGGAAACATGAGAGGCGGATTGGAAGAAATAGGTAGAAGAGATAAAGATTTAGCAGCAGCACTAAATGCCATGATGTTAAATACTGCTGGAGCATTGCCAGGCCTATCTGGTTTAAAAGCAGCTGCTGAAATGAGATCAGGTGTAGTGTTATCTGATAGAATGGAACTTGCATTTAAGGGTATTGATAAAAGAACTTTCCAATATGAGTTTAAAATGGTGCCGAAAAGTGAGAATGAAGCTTTAGAAATAAAAGAAATTATTAATTTATTTAAGATAAATATGTTACCAGAATTTGCAGGAAATGATGTTCATGGTAGGTCACTAATTGTTCCTAATACTTTTAGGATTAAATATATGTATGCTGGTAGTGAAAATCATTTTTTACATAAAATATCGGATTGTGTTTTGGAATCTATGAATGTGTCATATGGGGGAGATCGCTATAAAACACATTCAAGCACAGATGGTGGTGCACCACCAATTCAAACTACAATGTCTTTAACATTTAAAGAACTAGATTTAATTACAAGAGAACGCGTTCTAGAAGGTCATTAATCATGTATTTTAATAAAATACCAAAAATATATTACGATTTTGAGGGTAGTAAAGAACCTAAAATTGTTACTAATCTTTTAAGAAGAGTTGGTGTTAGGGCTAAAGTTAAAACAAATTCACTTTTATTTGATACTTATAGTATAAGACAAGGTGAAACTCCAGAAATTATAGCTCATAAATTATATGATGATCCAGAACTTCACTGGATAGTAATGTTAGTGAATAATATTAAAGACCGTTACCATGATTGGCCTCTGACGGAGTCTCAATTTAATTCATATTTAAATCAAAAATATCTTGATTCAGATGGAAATTCAAATTCTAGTGGTGTTCACCATTATGAAATTTCACAAACCTCTGGTGACACAACAAAAAAAATTGAAGTCACAGATATAATAACTTATCCAAACGCATCAATAGTAACTAATTATGAATATGAACAGCGACGACAAGACAAACTAAGAGAAATTCGTTTACTTGACCCACGTTATAAAGATACGTTTGTAGAAGAATACGAAAATTTGATGAGTGAAACGAGCATCTGATGGACAAGGCACAATTCGCTGGTGAGTTTAATTTGGAGAAATGTGAATTAATCTCTTCTGCAGGTATTTCTGCAGACATATCTGGTATTATAGTTGAAATCAATATTTTTGAAAGTATATTTTCTAATGCTTTAACTGGTAGTATCATACTGACAGATACAAATAATTTAACAGACAATATGCCAATTATTGGTCAAGAATATATTTCAATGAAAATTTCAACTCCTGGCTTAGAAGGACAAGAAAATAAATATGATTTCACTAGAAATATTTTTTGTGTATACGAGTTGGGTGGTAAAACTCCAGCAACATCTGGTTCAGAAGTTGTTGAACTTAAAATATGTTCACCAGAGCTTCTAAGAAATCATCGTACAAGAGTTTCTAAAGCATATGAAGAAACTATAGATAAAATTGTTACCTCAATATTAGAAAATCCAAGATATATTAATACAAAAAAAGACTTATTTATAGAAGAAACTAGTGGTATAAGAAAAATATTATCTCCAAATATGCACCCATTTGCTTTAATAAAAAATCTTACTAGAGAGGCCATGAGTGGAGTTGATGAAAGTCCTCATTTTGTATTTTTTGAAAATACGAGAGGGTTTCATTTTAGAAGTATACAAAGTTTATATGCTCAAGGTAGTGCAGGAGAATATCATTATGGTGATAAAGGTTTTAATGAAAATAATTTTTCTAATAAGTCAAGTGACACTTATGGTATAATTCAATCATATAAAAGAATTATAAACCTATCAGTTCCAAATAAAAACAATTCACTATTTGATATAAAAGCTGGAATGTTAGGCTCTACATTAATCATGCATGATATTTATAATAAAAAATACAATAAATCTACATTTAGTTACTTTGATGATTTTAGTAAATATAAAAGATTAGATAGTTCTCCAAAATACAATGATAATTTGATAGATGATGAAAACAACGTAGGAAATTTTACTGATTCACGAATATTTTTATATCCAACCAGTACCACCACAGATGATAAAGATTCACAATATATTGTAGTTCCTGCCACAGTTGAAGAATTAACTGAACAAGGAGTTGATAGGGGTTTAGCTGTTGCAGAGGTAGAAAGGCAACAAAAAGAAATAGAAGAAGGTAATAAAGATTATATGTCAAATAGGGCAGACAAATGGTTATTACATAGACATCAAAGAATGCATGAACTAAATAGTGGTATGACGATTAATATGCAAATACATGGAAATACAACTGTTG